ATAGCGGAGACTACTGCGTTGGATGCTTATACGCACCGCGGGCAAATGTGGCCACAAAAACAGGGACATAACGACTATACGTTTACATTCGCGCCGCAATTGTCAAGCAAACAAACGAATCCGTTGTTCACTGTTCCGCTAGATGTTGGCATTCTTGCAGATAACTCGGGAAGCTCAGATACTGGCTGGTTCGAAAATCCGAACGGTTCCGCGGTTGGTGTGCCTGGTGTTGCGCCTTTAGGCCTTGGCAGCCGTTTGTCATTTATCGTGCAACCGCATATTATTGCGAATACAGTCGTCAACGCACAAGCGATTGGAATAATTGATGGTTATCAGGCGGCTAATGGAATAGGCCTGACCGCCTTCGAGGAAGTTATCACGGAAAGTGGCCAGCGGTTCCTTGTGTTCCCGGACACTAACAGCAGCAACGCAGGTCACTGGATTTGCATGGAGAAGATTTAATGCCGTTCGAAACTGCAACGACCCCGTTTACTGGCGACGACGATATGGGTGACTTTATCGAAAATGTTTGGGGCGCGTTCACGCGCGACGATGCCAAGTGGGAGGATAATCAGGGCACGCTTGGAACGCAACCAAACATTGAATGGTGGACGCACCGCGGCACAGCGTCGAACCCAACGGCGCCATTTATTTTCTATCGTACAACCGACCGTCACTTGTATATGTTTACTGGTAACGACATCGACCTAGGCGGCGAGGAACTTTACGATCAGCCAGGAAACCCGGCGAACGGGCCGGAAGCGACCGGTTTTGACGGTATATCACCGCTTGGTGGTTCAGTCGAGCTTGGTTTCTTGCAGTGTATGTTCCTCAACTCTGCTGTAGGAACCTATGCTGCGTACTGGTTGTTTTCGGATACGACTGGTGCTTACGTGCATTGTGTTTTGAAAGTTAGTGGTCGTGAGTACCGACATTTTAGTGTTGGATTGTTAACGCCGCTACACTCGGACTTGGACGCTGAGGCGTTTTTCATTACGTCGCACTTCTGGTCGCAGCTTGATCCGGAAGGGTTGTCGTCTAACGCCGTGCAACAGACGCCGGAAGTTGACGGCGAGCACAATCCGTACAGCCGCGAGCACCGCGCCGGCTATATGTCCGGAGATCTCTTTAACGAACTAGGGAATCCGGCCGGGCCGCGCATTCAATCGAATGCGTGTCTTTTCTACATGCCAGGGCTGAATACTGGGGTCGAGTTTTATAGGCCGTTTAAAGACGACTCGCGCTTGCATCCGGTCACGAGTAAAGTCATAGGCGGCGTCAACAATTCAGGTTTTCAGTACGGTAATTGCCAGGTAACAGGCCATGCGAACGGTCTTGGCACGATTCTGTTTGCTTGCGACAAAACATTTACGTCAAGCGGCCGTGCGCTGATTCCAATTTTTGTCGGTGCTGCCGTGGATTTCCAAAGCGACGACAGAATCGGCGTAGTGGCACAAATCCCGGACGTGTTCCGGATTAATATGCAGGACATAGCAGCCGAAGAAGAAATTACCGTTGGCTCCGACACTTACGTTTGTTTTCCGCTGATAAATAAAGACAGCCAAAATACGCTTGCCGGCGAAGGCTACAGCGGTTGGGAAGGCCTCGCCTATCGTAAAGAGACCGGCGTCGTTCCGTAATGGCTGACCAAAGCGCCGGTACCTTTGTTGCTCTAAGATTTGAGCCGGGCAACCCGTTATTGCCGACGCTGCCGGCTCCTGGCGACCCGACCATTGGTATTCTCAATGTAATAGGCGTCGGCGGACAATCTGCCGTTGGTCCGTTCGAGGCTGTTCTCGATGACCACAGTGCCGGCCCGTCGCCACGAATTCTCGGTTTCGGTGGCTGGTATCTTGACACGACCTGGATGACACCGAATCCTATTGATTTCGGCAATATAACGCAGGATAAGCAACGCACGGTCACGTTACACAACACAAGACGCAACGGTGTGGACTTTACGGCGTTTGACGACGCCAGCCTGGCTGGCTTCTCGAAATTATCACCAGGGCTGCCGGTAACACTTGAACCGTATTCGTCGCAAGAGATGGTTGTACAGGCTGATGCGGTTGGGCCCGATAGCTTTGATCAGGAAATAGATACGACAGTCGATGGCATTATTTCGAAGCTACGTGTGATCGGCCGCCGAGTTGTTTCGTTTGAGTTAATCCCGGAACGGCCAATCGTTGAAGTGTTGCAGTTTAAAACTGATGTTATGATTTCGAAGGACGGTACTGAACAGGCACACAGTTTAGCGGTGGCGCCGCGATCGACAGTGACGATAAATGTACGTCATTTGCTGGATGTTGAGCGTACTACACTGTACAACAAATTGTTTGGAGCGCAGCACCTTCTCTCTAGTGTGCAAGCTTGGTGGCAATCAGCCAAGATAACGAATACACTGCAAGCTACTGATACGGTGATTCAATGTGATACGACGGCAATGGAAATTGCCGTTGAATCTGACGTTTCAATTGTGCTGGAGAACCGCTCTGTAACGCAGGGCGAGGTTTTGTCGTTCACTGCTTCGAGTATCACGCTTGCTGCTCAGGTCGGAATAGTTGTGCCGGCTCTTTCGTCGGTTATGCCGCTCCGTGCTGGACATAATCCCGGGCCGGCTGATCTTGCAACTTACCCGATTAATGTCGAAGATATGCAGTTTAAGTTTACACTCTTTGATTACGTCAACACTGGAGCTGTTGACAGCGCTTACTTTGAGACGCATCCTGTCGACAGCCTGCCTATTATTAAGTCGCCACCGCCTTTTAGCGGGGAAACCCGTAAAGGGTCAATAGTTGGTGATATTGAAGTGATTGATAGTGTGACTGGTGTTATGTCGCTAACGCGGAGTGAGCCGCTAGATCGTCCAACGCAGGAAGTTCTGGCACATATTGATAGCAAGGCTGATCAAAAGGCGTGGCGTGATTGGCTGCATTTTATTCGTGGTAGTTGGGGCCGGTTTTATATTGCGACTGGTGCAAATGACTTGCCGATTTCGTCTGATTTTGTGCTCGGCGGGAACTCCTTTACAACGGTAAATATGGGAACTGATACATTGATTGGCAACCAGGCGCCACGGCGTGATTTGGCAATCGAGATAGCTGGTGTGTTTTACTATCGTAGAATCACCAGCGTTGTGGACGGTGGCGCGCTTGAAACGTTCACGCTTGACAGCATTATACCTGGGTCGGGTAATGTGGCGCCGGCAGACGTTCGTATTAGCTGGCTAATGTTGTCGCGGTTGGTTGGCGATGTTGCTACATTCCGGCACTTGTACTCTGACGTGGGTGAGCTGCGCTTCGAGATACGGGGGGTTATTGAATGAGCTTTGATGCTTTTGAAACCAGTGATGGCCAACCCGTTGAGTTCATTACGTTCACTAACGGTGCCATAGTCTCGCGCATAACCAATGCGAACAATCCGGTCGTCATAGGTGCGAACACTTTTGAACCACTGGCGTATGAGCGGGATGGTTTCTCGCAGTCAAGCGACACAGATGATAGCAATATCCAAATGCGAACGCCTGGCGCTTTTGCCGTTCTTGACTTGTACAAAGGTGTGCTGACCTCCAATCTTACAACGGTGACGATAGAACGGTTTCATTTAAACGATCCGGCCGAACAAGTGCAGATATTTTGGAAAGGTCGCGTCGTATCGATTGAACGTGAGGACGGCGAGGCTGACATTCTGCTGCAGCCGACCAGCGCCGGCAAAGAAGAAACACCACGTTCGACCTACCAGAGTTTGTGCAATGTCTTTTTATTCGAATCGCCGGGTTGTTTATTGTCGCGAGATGATTGGCGTTTTATCGCTGTCGCTGATGCGATTGACAGTACTGGATTTCTAATCACGGTTAATGGGCTACGTGCACGTGCGGTTGTACTTGATACGGCGCAAGGTGGACCGACGGGTCCGTTATCTGCGGCAGAACTTGACATCTACTGGCAAGCTGGCTTCATAATTACTGCCGCCGGCGAGATACGGGATATCGTAGAAGGCGACGTCGCCAGTGATCCCGATCAAGTCCGAGTCAATTTGCCGTTTCGCGACTTGTCGGTAACGGACGCGCTCGAAGTGTTTGCTGGCTGCGATCATAGCATCGCGACGTGCCATAAAAAGTTTGACAACGCGATTAACCACCAGGGTTTTCCGTATGTGCCGGAAGTTGATCCGGCCAACACCGAGCTACCGCCAGGCACGCGAACCAGTAGCGGAGGCTTCGCCTAATGTGGCTTCAGTTTTTCTTATGGGTTGCGTCGTTTATTTTGAGCGACTACTTCCGCGAGCGCTTGCCGCCGCAAACACCGTCCGGCATCGGTGACTTCAATATTCCGACTGCAACTGAGGGTCGTTACGTTGCAATAATTCCTGGAGGTACGATCAAAGTCCAGGCGGCGAACTGCGTTTGGTACGGAGATTTTGCTGCGGTTGAGCGGACTGTTACGACTGGTGTGATTTTCAAAGAAGACGAAGTTATAGGGTTTACATACCATCTAGCACTGCAGTACGTGCTCCTTCGCGGCCAGGTTGCTGGTTTGACACGTGTTTGGATTGGCGACGACGAAGTTTTTGAATACGTAGCTGATAACGCTGGTGTACCGGCTACGGTCGTTGATATTGACCGGGATGATTTATTCGGCGGCGTTGATAATGGCGGCGGTTTCAAAGGCCGCGTCCGATTATTCGACGGTCATCCAACCACGCAACCGGTGTCCACTTTCCTAAGTACGCGACTTGATCCGTTACCGGCGTATCGTGGTTATTGCTATGTGATGATAACTAGTACTGACGAAACGGAAGGCGCAGACATAGGCGAATCGAACACGCTGCGGTATTTGCGCTTTGAAGTACAGACATTCGATACGTTGGCGAACGGCGGTTTAGGTAATCGTTTAGGGCTGACTGGTGACACGCACTTTATCGGTCAGGACGCGAACCCGATTAGTGTCGCCTATGAAATTTATCTAAACGAAGACTGGGGCCGCAACTTTGCCGCTTCGGAAGTGAACCTCACAAATTTTAGGGCAAACGCTGCGACGTTGCATGCGGAAGGCCTCGGCTATTCCGAATTGATTGATGGTGTCACGACGACCGGCGCGCTAGTTGATAAGATAGCGCAACACATAGACGGCTATATAGGACCGAATCCAGTAACCGGCCAAATTGAAATTACGTTGGCACGCGCTGACTATACGCCCGCGTCTGAGTTCCAAGCGACTGGCAGCAATCTAGTTAGTGTTTCAAAATGGGACAAGGGCGATTGGACTCAGACTTTTAACCAAACTCGCATGAAATACAGCGATCGAAATAAGAACTATAAAGACACGTACGCTTTAGCTCAAGCCTCCGGCAATCGGTTGATAACCGGCCGTCTTAAATCTAAGGAAATCGAATACGCCGGTTGTCACGAACCGAACGTTGCAAACCTTATCGTGCACCGCGATCAGCGCGGTCTAGCGCAGCCGTTGTCGTCGGGTACCTTGATCCTTGACCGTACCGCCTATGAGTTGCGGCCAGGTAGTATTGCTGTGTTGACTGACAACGATCCAGAAAGTGGCGTTGGTGAAACAAATTTGAGCTGTCGTGTTACAAAAGTAACACTTGGCGGCCCGCTAAAGCAGCAAGTCCAAGCGGAAGTAGTTCAAGATATTTTCGACAGTGAAGTGACTGGTTTTATTGATCCTCCGGATACTGATTTTGTACCGCCGATACAGGATGTTAGTCCGTTCGCTGCTGTTGACCAAGCTGCGATTGAGGCGCCGTTTATTATTACTAAGCAAGACCCGGTCTCGCCAAATACTTTCCCGCGTGGCTTTACAATGGCGCGTGTTGCTAGCGCCGGTAGTCCGACGTCGTACGAAGTGATAAGACGCACAAGGACACCGCCGACGGGGTTTTCTGGCGGCTATACTTCGGTTGGGTTTATCACCGGAGGATTTATGACGGTTGGTACCTTGCGTAATGCTGAGACGGCGTGGAAAGCTGGCAACGGTACACTAACAATGCAAATTGACGCGATTACTGGTTCGTTGTCTGAATTGATTGGAGCACACGCGCCGGGTGGTGTTGGTAAAATGACCGGCGTCGCTATTATTAATCCGAACGCTGCAACCGAGGAGTGGATTGCCTTTTCTACGGTCGTTGTGGATGGCGGCGGTATTCGTTTGGAAAGTCTGTTCCGCGCATGCATGGATACCGCAATGCAAGTGCACAGCGCCGGCGTACGCATCTGGTTTATCTGGACTGGCGGCGCAGGTATTCCGACTGAAACATTCACTGAGGGCGATGGCGTCGATTACAAGTTCCTGCCTACATCACCGACTGATGCGGTGTTGGAGCCTGCAGCTACCTCGCTTGGCGAAGTCAGTATTCTTGATCGGTCTCGTTATTTGCGGCCGTTATTGCCGTCAACTTTTACAATTGATAGTATCGAGTTGCCGACTGGTAATGTTAGTGCTGATACTGTAAACCCGGCGTCGCCAGCGTTTACTGGTATTCGTGTCATACCGACGCATAGGTTTTGGCGGACTATCAACATTTTGTCGTCTGTGCAGGGATTGAATAATAATGGCGGTCCGTTCAGTGATTCCGATGTGACTGGCGATAAGCTACGTATTTCGTGGTGGCTGTATAATTTAGATGTAACACCTTCGCCGACACGTGGCGTTGACGAGATTGTCTTTGCGCTCGATGACGTGTTGGCTACTGCGGCTGATTTTATTGATATCACGCGACTAAGTCTTATTAATTCAGGAATTAATGCCGACTTTTCGGCGCGCATTGAGCTCGAAACTTCGCACGAACCGGCCGGCTTCGGATCCGGATTTGAGATCGCGCGCGAGCCGTTCTTCTTTGACTTCCCCGTTGTTGGCACCTGGTCGGGCGGTAGTGTGTACGCCGACATCTACTACCATTCGCATTTCGACGGTGCAGACGCTGCGACGACGGCAGTTGACGAAAGCGACAACAACCACACGACGACGTTCGTCGGCAATGCACAGATAGACACCGCGCAAAGTAAGTTCGGCGGATCCGCTTTACTATTAGACGGTACCGGCGACTACGTCACGATACCCGACGGCGCCGGCGCGGAGTTTGGGTCGGGCGATTTCACGCTCGAATGTTTCGTCCGATTCAACGGTGACCCGGGCGCCGCTTCGATGGACTTTATCACCCATTGGGCGACCACTGGTAACGAGCGCGGTTGGTTGTTCCGTTTGTCAAATAATGACTTACAGCTCGCGTATTCGACTACTGGTACCGACGTTTTCGTCATTGGTGAAACCTGGAACCCGGCCGATGCGACCTGGTATCACGTCGCGGTCGTTCGGCTCGGCACCAAGATAAAATTATTTGTTGACGGCACGCAGCTCGGCGCCGGCGATACGGATATTTCGACTGTGTCTTTCAATGATTCGGCCGAACTGGTTTGGATGGGAGCAAGCGAGAACGCCGGCCCGTCCGAGTTCTTAAACGGTTGGCTTGAGGAAGTCCGGATCCACAAAGGCCACGCGCGATACGTTGGAAACTTCACGGCGCCAACGACAGAATTTTTCTTCCATCGGCATTTCTTCTTGACCGATTTCAACGGACCGGACGGCGGGACTACGCTGACCAGCCAGGACCGGCACTTGCACACGGTCACGTTCAACGCGAACGCGCAACTCGACAGCGCACAACAGAAGTTCGGCTCGGCCTCGCTGTTACTCGACGGTACTGGCGACGAATGTACTGTCCCGGATAATGCTGACTTGACGTTTGGCACTGGCGACTTTACTGTTGAGACATTCGTTCGCTTCGCAGCCCTACCGAGCAGCACAACGAATGGTATGGCGATTGCGTCGCATTTCCTTGACACTGGTAACCAACGTGCCTGGTTCATGTCATTAGATAGCAGCGACGAAGTACAATTCCGTTGGAGCATCGACGGCACCGCCGAACAGACCAGGACTGCGACCAATACGCCGACAGTGGCCGTCGACACATGGTATCACGTAGCCGTCGCACGCCAGGGTGGAACGTTGCGGCTGTTCTTCGACGGTACGCTGTTGACTGATACTGGCGACCCGATAACCGGCGATGACTTGCATGATAGCACGACACTGTTCCGGATTGGTTCGATCGGGGTGTCTGGTTCGGAAAGATTCTTGGACGGCTGGCTTGATGAACTGCGCGTCACGGTTGGCCGTGCTATTTATACTGCCGGCTTTACGCCGCCGACGGTGCCGTTCCCGCGGGATTAAGGACAACCTAATGGACTGGCCAAC